TTAGAATTAATAATTAAAATTATAACACCTATTTTGGTTGTTGTTGCGGGTATTGTAACTGCTTATATGACTAATCAAACGAAAATTAAATTGAATAATAATTCAATTGAGATTGCAGAGAAAATGGTTAGTATAGACGATCGCTTAGATGTTGTAGGTTCAAAATTGGATAATACAGAGACAATATTATCAACTCGTAAAGAGCATTTAACAGTTTTAGATGAGTTATCAGACGTATTGAATAATAGTTTAATATACGCTGAAGATACTAAAATAAGTGCTTATTTGAGTCATTTATCCGAGATTTTTCAAAATTTTGCGGATGACATAATTCTAAAAAAAATTGGCACAACGTCTGAAAAATATTTAATTGCAAAATTGCAAAGTTTTAAAATGAGAGCTTTTGTTAATACACATTACCAAATGCGAGACTTATATTTAACTGAATTAGAGACAATTACAATAAAAGAATTTTCAAGGTATGAAACCGATATATTAAAATTAAAAAATGATACGATTAATAATAAAGTAAAACGTTTTCAAAATATAAGCGTAACTTTTTTACAAGATATAATGAGCATTGCTATTAGACATTATAATAAAAATTAAAATTAAAACTGATGATAGTTAAGAAATTATATGAAGAGGACCTATTCACATTCATTTTGAAATGGTATGGTGATTTAGAATATATTGGCGAGTTCTTTGATGAGAATGCTATTGCGGATACTGATTTTTTTGGATTACAACCTGCTGGAACAGAGTTTACCGTTACTATTCCAAATACGCCTTTAGTAAAAAGTGGATTGGTTAGTAGTAGTGATTTGGTTAATGTGAATACAATTGATAAATATATAAAACGAGTTAATCAGAATATATTTGACTTTGTATTGACTTGGTATGGAAACTTAGAGTTCATTAACGTATTCTTATTAGAGAATGATATGACTTCGATGTCTGAATTTGGATTTTCACCAATCGGTACTAAATTTATAGTTACTGACCGGGTTAATAGAGTTACTCGTGCTTATTCAAGTATTAATTATGAAGTAGCAACTAGTAGTAACCCGCCAAGAGGTTCATATTCAGATGATTACAATAACGATTATGATAACTATAACGAAAATTAATTATGGCACAATTTGAACCACGCACAATAGACGCAATATTTCAAGAATTATTGATTGAGAAACAAACGTTAGCATCCTTAAATGGTTTGCTTGCGGATGGAATAACTGATGAAAATTCATTGATAACGGCTTTAGGTAATTCTAAAGTTGCTGAATGGGTACTATTTTTATATAACATTGCTGTACAAATTCATTTAACGGAGATTAGGTCTTTATCAGCAGTTGGTGATATTGATTTAATATTTGAGACTAAGCGAGTTGCAACTGGACGTTGGTATATTGAGAAGTCGCTTGAATTTCAAGTGGATGATACTTTAATAATTGATCCTGTAACATACCAAGTTGAATACGACCCTATTAATACGGATGCTCAAATCATAGGTAGTTGCACTATAAAGACTTTTTCAAATAAGTTATTTTTAAAAGTAAGAAGAAAAGATACTGATATATTGACTGCAAATGAATTGACTCAATTTACAACTTATATAAATGAGTTAAAGACTGCAGGTACTCAAGTAATAGTTGAGAATTATCCAGGTGATATGTTAAAATTGAATATGACTATTATATATGACGGAACTAAGAATTTAACGTCTGTAACTGCACTTGTTGAGGGTGTTATAAATGAATATATTGTTAATTTAGATTTTGATAGTAAGTTTATAACGTCAGCAATGATTGATAGATTACAAGCACTTGATGAAGTATTAGACCCTCGATTTGATGGTGGAACCGCATTAGATTCACTTGGTCAGGAAGTTGCATTTTTACACGAATATACAACTAATGCAGGATGGGGTGTAATAAATCCATCAACACCATTAAGCGCAAGTATTACTTATATTGCAAGAACAAAATAAAATTCAACATATGCTAATCATTGACTATAATCATTTAACAAATATTAACATACCTGTTTCAAAGCGAACTGCTGAGAGGTATGATTGGATGCGATTACATTCGTTTCCATTGGTGAGTATGAATTCTGTTTTAGATGTTCTTTTTGATGAAGATTTATATTCAGCATTACATACAAATCAAGTATTGAGTTTAGAACACTTTTTGAATAGTATTTTAAGTCCAACATTTCCGATATTTATTACGGATGGAACTTGGTTAGATGATACGTATATTTATCAACGAGGTGAGTTATTTTCAACTGAAACACTTCTTTATACTAGAGCTGAGGCAATTATAAACCAATACATTTATACTAAGAACGAGTTTGATTCCCAACAGGTTGATTACATTGTTCATTTAAGTGGTTCAGATGCTGGATTAGAAACGAAATTAAATACATATTTGAATGAGTTTAATCCAGGTGGAAAGTTATTTATAATAAATATAACATAGAATTATGAAAAGAGTAAAAACAGAATTGACGGGTGGAATGCCATTCACATTAAATGAATTAACATATATCCAAGAAAATATAAAAGAAACTATTTCAGGTTTGGCGAAGGGTTTATCATTTGATAATCCTACTGTAAAGATATACGGGATTGACGTAACTATAAATGATTCGGGTGGGTCTACACCTACTGCGGATATAACAGCTGGTTTATTTTGGTATTTAGATGAGCTTTATTTCTTTGATGAGGTGATTGCAATGCCATTACCTGCTACATATACAATTGACGAGTTTAACACAAATGTTTATTATGATTTATTAGAAACAACTGATACAGCAGTTACATTTAATGATGCATCGTCTAAGAATATTAACGAAGTTAGAAAAACAGTATTGACATTAACATATTCGACTTGGATTGGATTAAATTATGGAAGTTCAAATAAGGTTAGTGAAACGATATATAATACTATTCCTAGCACAACAGAAACAGTTGAAGGTAAAATTCAATTAGCTACACGTGCTGAAGTATTAGCTGGTATTGATATTAATAAAGCAGTTACACCTAAAACATTAACTGATAAAATCGGAATACCTTTAAAAACTATTACGATGGAAATTGGTGATTGGAATATGGTTGCAACAGAAGAAATAAATATGCCTATCACGGGTATATCCATTACTCATACAGCTATTCGAAATATAAGTGTTAGAATTATTAATGATGATAACAATACATCTTTTGATTTGAATACGGGTGGTTATTATTACATAGCCAATTTGTTTGGTTCAACATCTATTTGGTTAAAAAGAACTGATGGTGGTACTTTTGATAACGTAGCGTATGATTCAACTGGTTTTAATAGAGGGTATGCAACAATTACTTACGAAGGATGAAAACTATACGCAACATACGTATATTTAATATAAAAGGATTTTTATGACAAGAATTATATTATCGACAAACGACATCTTCGAAAAAGATGGTAGAATGATTAAGATTTTAACGGACGGTATTAATACTACTGAGCGTTTTAATGATAATCCTATTATGCTATTTGATCATAATACGTCAACTATTGTAGGCACTTGGGATGCTGTTGAACGAACTAGTTTTGAATTATCGGCTATTCCTAATTTTGACGACGACATTTTGTCTGTTGAGATTAAAAATAAATTTGAAAAAGGTACTTTAAAAAGCGCATCAATAGGTATAGAAGTTGAGGATGCTTTTATGGATGGTGATGTATTAGTTGTATCTAAGTCTATATTACTAGAAGCCTCTTTGGTTGGTATCCCTGCGAATAAAAATGCTAAGAAGATTAACTTAAAAAAAGATTCTGTATTATTATTTTCAAAGAGTGGAGATAAATTTAATACGGGCGAACATATCAAAAAATTAAATAAAATGACAAACGAAAAAGTAAAAGTTGAAGACGAAAAAGTTGTAGACACACTAAGTCCGATTGACGAATTGAAATTGTCGTTAACTGAAAAAGAGTCAACAATAGATGATCTAAAAGCGTCTAAAGTTGAATTGGGTTTAGATATTACGAAATTGAATACAGAAGTTACTTCATTAAAAGAGTCAACTGAATCAATGAAATTATCATTGACTGAAAAAGACTCTACGATTGATGAGTTGAATGCAACTATTTTAGAATTGAAAAATGATAAATTGAATGTACTTTTAAATTCAGCGATTGCAGAAGGTAAGATTACTAAAGAAGCTAAGCCTGATTTCTTAGAATTAGCATATGAAAAAGCTGAATCTATTTTACAGAATATTATACCTAGTTCAGTTAGTTTATCGGAGACGTTAAATCTAAACAAAGGTAGTAAATCAGAAGAAAAAACATTCGATTGGTATCTTAAAAATGATAAAGACGGTTTAACAAAATTAAGCAAAGAGAATCCAGCACTTTACAAACAGTTGGAAAATAATAAATATAAAAACAAATAAAAATGGCATCTTTTAATCAAGAAAAATGGCTAGACACGTTAGCCGCAAATTTGTATGAAGAAAATGACTGGTATAAAGTTGGTAAAAACTGGAGTTCTTACGTAAATAACAGCATCGTTCATATACCACAAGCAGTAGCTAGTGTATTACCAGTAAAAGTAACTGGAGCAACAAGTTATCCTGTTGCAACAACTCAAACGACTTATGCAGATAAGACATTTGCAATTGGAATGTTAGCAGCACCACCAAGATTTGTATCGAATATTAATATGTCGGAAACAAGTTTTGATACTCGTTCAGCAGAAATGGCTGATATTGTAGGTTTCTTACGTCAAGCAATTGATATTGAGATTATGAATGGTTATTCACCAGTATCATTATCAGCAGCAGCAGGTTCAGTATTAAGAACTTCTGGAACTACTAGAACAAATACATATGGTCAATCAGCTATGAAATCGTTAACATTTGCAGATATTTTAGCAGCTAAACAAGCGGTTATCAAATCTACAAAGAATACAAAGCAAGATAGTCTTTATTTAATCGTTGATCCGATTATGTATGGTGATTTAATTGTATTACCAGAATTTAACAATGCAGACACATTAACAGTTCAAACTAAAGTTGAAGGATTTGTTGGAACAATTGCAGGTATGAAAGTTATCCAAAGAAGTTTAGGTAATCCTTATACAGCAGCAGTTGCACAACCAGCCGCATTACTTTATGATGATTCATATGATAATACTCACTTTTCAGCAGCATTAGTAATTGATGCAACTAAAGTAGGGTATGCATTAGGAACTAAAGAAAATGGTGAAATCAAATTAGGATTTGAGCCTTATGCAACAGGTTATTTCAATGACATTTTACAAGCACACACAAGAGTTGGTGCTGATACATTATATGATGTAGCATCTACGGTAATTAAAGGTGTTGTTGCCATAATTGAAACTGCGTAACCAAACGAATAGATAGGCATTCTTAGGAATCTCTATTTATTCATAGTGCTTTTAAGTTTCCAAAGGGTTCTTCAAAAACCCTTTATTTTTAAAAATTTAAAAAAAATATAAAATGAGTTTACCAAACGTAAAAACAAACATTGTAGGCGGAATTTCTCGCTCAACATTAAATAAGGATGGTGTATCAGGTTTTGTATTATATAATGACAATA